GTACTTAACAATGCCTTCTGGTTTTTTGTACGCTTATTCTTTAGCGATTGTTAGCGGAAGTGATTACATTTATTTGTTAGATAAAGATTCTAATTTTATGCGTGAAGCGTACCCGAACCCCGCTACAACAGGAGTGCCAGTTCACTATGCTGTGTTTGATCAAACTAGTTTTATAGTAGGGCCAACTCCTAACGCTAATTTTGATGCAGAACTACACTTTGCTTATTATCCAGAGTCTATAGTTACTGCTGGAACTACATGGTTAGGTACGGAGTTTGATTCTGCGTTACTAAATGGTGCTTTGATGGAAGCAATTAGATTTCAAAAAGGCGAACCTGATGTTATAGCTACATATGAAAAAATGTATTTACAATCTATGGCACTCCTTAAAAACCTTGGGGACGGGAAACTACGAGAAGATGCTTATCGTAACGGTCAAACTGTAGTGGAGTCAGCCTAATGATAAGTTCTGAAAGTGTTGTAGAGATAGGAACTGTGAAAGTAACTACAGTATCAAAGCGTGGTTTTACTGTAGAGGAGTTAGCAGAACAGGCGTTAGACAAAATAATTTACGTGGGTGGCAATAGCCATCCGTTAATTGTAGAACAAGCAGAGGTGTTTAAAGATCAAATTCGTGGGGTATTGATTGAGTATATGAAACAGGCTATTCGTTCAGATCGCACAACTTTGACGAACCAATTCCGCGATGCTGGGCATTCGGAACTTGTAAAACTATTGGAGATATAACATGGCAATAACAGTAGCATCAGCAATGCCCACAAGTTTTAAAGTAGAAATACTTAAAGGGTTACATGATTTACAGAACGGTGCGGATACCTTGAAGATTGCGTTGTTAAAATCGCAGTCAGCAGGTTCAGGCACTTATGGAGCTGCCAGCACTAACTACTCTAACATCACAGGTAATTCTGATGAAACAAGTGGTACTAATTATAGTGCAGGTGGTAATACCCTTACTAACGTAACTCCAGTTGCTTCTAGTACTACGGCAGTTTGTGATTTTAACGACACTACTTGGTCAAGTGCTTCTTTCACTACTTGTGGAGCGATGATTTATAACACTAGTAACTCTAATTCTGCTTGTGCAGTGTTAAGTTTTAGTGGAGACCAAACTGTTAGCACTGGTGATTTTACCATTCAGTTCCCTGCTGCGGGTGCTTCTACTGCGATTATACGTATCGCTTGAGGCTGAACAGTGGCAGATAAAACTGTATATCTTGGCGCTGTATGGGGTAAAGACGGTTGGGGCGACAGTGCTTGGGGAGACAATGGTAATGTATCTGTTGTAGGGACAGGTGCAGTAGGAACAGTAAGTTTTGTTCTGGATGAAAATATTGTTCCAACAGGTGTAGCAGGGACAAGTGCAGTAGGTTCGGTTACTATAAACCGCACTGGGGTTGTAGTTCCAACAGGCGTAGCAGGGACAGGCGCGGTAGGGACATTAGGGTTATCCTATAACAATATTGTATACCTTGGTGCTGTATGGGGTAAAAATGGTTGGGGTGATGGCGCTTGGGGAGACAATGGGAATGCCTCTGTAGTAGGAACGGGCGCAGTAGGGAATGTAGGTATAGCTCTTGGTGATTCAATAATCCCAATAGGAGTAGCAGGGACAGGCGCAGTAGGTAGTGTAGGGATTATCAGAGATGATACAGTAATCCCAGCAGGAGTAGCAGGAACAGGCGCAGTAGGGACTGTAGTCATTTCTTTTGCAGAGTTGATTGTTCCAACAGGAGTAGCAGGAACAGGTGCAGTAGGGACAGGCACAGCCACTGTAATACCAACAGCTACAGGCGTAGCAGCTACAGGCGCAATAGGTAGTGTAGGATTAACGTTCAGTGGCTCAATAGTGCCTACGGGTGTAAGCGGTACGGGTGCAGTAGGAGCAATAGTTAAAAGTGGTTGGACAACAATAGATGATTCGCAAACACCAAATTGGACAAATGTAACAGATTCACAAACACCTAACTGGGTAGATATAAACAAAGCGGCATAGGAATATATTATGGCTACTTACGTAAACAATTTAAGACTTAAAGAAATTACCACGGGTGATGAAGACGGCACTTGGGGTACTAGTACAAATACTAATTTAGAGCTTATCGCTGACTCGCTTGGGTACAACACACAAGCCTCTTTTGCTTCAGACGGTAACGCTACTACAACTGTTGCTGACGGCGCGGCAGACCCAGCAAGAGCACTTTATTTTAAAGTTACTTCAGGCGCTACTTTAAGTGCTACTAGAGAACTTACAATAGCCCCCAATACATTATCTCGTTTGATGTGGATAGAAAATGCCACTACAGGTAGTCAGACCATAACCATTAAACAGGGTTCCGGTGCTACTATTAATATTGGCACTGGGGAAACTAAAATAGTTTATTTAGATGGAGCAGGAGCAGGAGCTGCTGTTGTAGATGCTTTAGCTAATTTTAATTTAAACTTAGCAAGTCAAGTTACGGGCACATTAGCAACGGGTAATGGAGGAACAGGCTCTGCGGCGACAACGTATTGTAGTTTAACTGCAAACGTCAGTGGCACATTACCTGTCGCCAACGGCGGTACGGGTGCAACTTCTCTAACCGCTAATAATGTGGTCTTGGGTAATGGCACTTCAGCCGTACAAGTTGTAGCGCCCAGTACATCAGGTAATGTTTTAACATCTAACGGTTCTACATGGCAGTCAACGGCTCCTGCCGCTAGTGGAATATCCGCAGGTACTTCAATTGCCCTTGCAATGGTCATGGGATTCTAGGAGAAATATAATGGCAAACCCCAATATAGTAGCAGTAACAAGTATTTTAGGTGAGACGACCTACCTAACCCCAGCAGGTACGTCGGAGGTAGTTTTGTTGCCTAACGCAGCAAGCAGTGGTTTGGTCTATAAAATTAATCAGATTGTCGCGGCTAATGTTGATGGCAGCAGTGCGGTTAACACAACGGTAAGTATTTATACTAACGGTGCTGTTGCTCAAGGCTCTGCCCCTTCAAGCGGTACAGCTTTTCCGATTGTATCTACACTTAGCGTCCCTGCTGATGCCTCAGTGATTGTTGTGGATAAGACTACAGCTATTTACTTAATGGAAGGCACTTCCATCACTGTAACCAGTGGGACAGCAAGCAAGATTACTTACAGCGTAAGCTATGAGAAAATTTCTAGCTCGTAAGGAGTAGCTCATGCCTATTGGTAGTGATAAAGGTTTTATTGTAAAGCCGGGATTCGATCCCCTAGCGGCGCAGACCAGTGTGAGTAATAGTGATTTTTTTAGTTGGGGAGTCAATGCTTACGGTCAATTAGGCTTGGGCAATACCACTAACTACTCCTCTCCGGTACAAGTGGGTATTACGGAGTGGCTTACATTTTCAGCGGGTTATAATTGGGCTGGAGCAATTAAAACCAACAATACGCTTTGGATGATGGGGCAGAACAATCTCAATCAACTAGGGCTAGGGGCGGCTGATACAACTAATCGTAGTTCTCCAACACAGGTAGGCGCTCTTACTGATTGGGAGAAACTTGCTGTGGGTGCAAAATCCGGCCTAGCCATTAAAACCGACGGCTCACTCTGGGCATGGGGAGCCAATGCATTTGGAGAAACTGGTCAACCAACTGCATCACGGACGGCTTCACCCATGCAGGTAGGCGCTCTTACTACGTGGTTAACCATCGCCGCAGGATTTTATACTAGCTATGCCATTAAAGCCGACGGTACTCTTTGGAGTTGGGGATACGGAGGCAATGGCCGACTAGGTTTAAACAATACTACTAATTACTCTTCTCCAGTACAGGTTGGCGCTCTTACTACATGGCTAGAAATAACTGCGGGTTATGGTTGGGCCGCAGCCATTAAAACAGATGGCACTATCTGGATGTTCGGTAAGAATGATCGAGGCCAACTAGGTCAAGGCACTGTTTCCGCTGGAATTTCCTCCCCAGTACAAGTCGGCGCTCTTACTACGTGGCTAAAAATAGCTTCAGGGGCTTACCATGCAATGGCGATAAAAACCGACGGCACTCTTTGGGCTTGGGGAGGTAACAACTTCGGTGGTTTAGGACAAGGCAATACAACTAATTATTCTTCCCCTGTGCAGGTAGGGGCATTGACTACATGGGATAAAATCGCTGGTGGGCCTCACGCTTCCTACGCTATCAAAACCGACGGCGCTTTTTGGTCTTGGGGATATAATCACGAGGGTCAATTAGGGGTAGGTAACCAAACTAATTATTCTTCTCCCGTTCAAGTTGGCGCTCTCACTTCATGGTCCTTTTTGGGTAAAAGGTCACAAAGTTATGGAGCGTTTGCTTTACAATTTTAAGGAATTGATATGCCGGTTATAACATCAGGGGTTCAATACTCAGGTAAGTGGAACCTCCAAACACAAGCGCAAGCTGCGAGTGCAAGTAAATGGCCCGGAACGCAAAGTCTGAGATTTGTATGGGGGTCTAACGTAACTGGCCGACTAGGTACGGGCAATACCACTAACTACTCTTCTCCTATACAAGTGGGAACGGATAGTTGGACGCATTTGGAGGCTATGATGAATGCGGGGGGAGGAGTAAAAGCGGCAGGTTCTCTATGGATGTGGGGGGCAAACAGCTTTGGCCGACTAGGAACAGGCAATACCACTAATTACTCATCTCCTGTCCAAGTAGGCGCATTAACTAATTGGTTATATGTAAGTTGCGGGTATAGCACCTACGCTATCAAAACTGACGGTACTTTTTGGACTTGGGGATACAACGCACATGGTCAACTAGGTACAGGGAACACCACTAACTATTCTTCTCCAGTACAGGTTGGCGCTCTCACTAATTGGCTTAAAACAGCGTCCAATTATGGGTTCGCTATTATGACAAAAACGGACGGTACTTTGTGGGCGCAAGGAAGAAACCACCACGGGCAACTGGGCGATGGTACTACCTCTAACCGAAACTCTCCTGTACAGATAGGGGCGCTCACTGATTGGCTATCTATTGCTTGCGGCCAATATACTTCTTTTGGGGTTAGAAGTAACGGCACTATGTACTCTTGGGGGATTTCAAGTACAGGGAATTTTGGCCCTAACTTAGGGCAAAGCAGGACGGGCGCTCCAAGTAGTTCTTCTCCAACGCAGATAGGAGCATTGACTACTTGGTTAGCGGTTGCTGCGGGAACTTACAATATACTTGCAGTGAAGACTGACGGTACACTCTGGGCGTGGGGAACAAATGGGTTTGGGACTGCGAATGGTCAAAACTCTCCCGTACAGGTAGGGACGGCTACTACATGGACTAATAAAATTTCAGCGGGAGCGGGGGCAACAAGTTCCGTTACTTCTAATGCGGGAATACAGTCCGATGGAACCCTTTGGGCGTGGGGTTTTAACGATACGGGGCAATTGGGTCAAGGTAATACCACCCCTTACACTTCCCCAATGCAAGTAGGCTCACTGAATACTTGGGGATCAGTGTCTACTTGGAGAGGTGGTGTACAAGCGTTAGGTATAGTTTAATGAAAAAACAATTACATTTTATGTCAGGCGTACCTCGCTCCGGTTCTACGGTACTGGCGGCAATACTGAACCAAAATAAACAGACTCATGTGTCCACAACATCTGGGCTTGTGTTTGCCATCGACGGTATGGTTAATACGTGGTCTGGAACAGGGCTTCTTAGGGCTGATGAAAAGAACCACAAGATTTTGGTCGATTCCGTTCGTGGAACTATTGATGCGTTTTACAAAGAGTTTGATGCCCCTGTTGTAATAGATAAAGGCCGTGGTTGGCCTATTCCACAGGTTATGCAAGCAATGACAGAGGTGGTGGGAGCTAAACCTAAAATTATTGCTACTGTGCGCTCTATACCTGACTGTATGGCCTCTTTCGTGCGTGTAGCTAAACCGGATAATCTTGATGATTTTATTTATTCTGGCCAGCTTTCAGAGCATTTAAAAGCTGCGTACATTTCATTGCAAATTGGCTATGAGTATGACCCAGAGTGTTTTTGTATCGTTGAATATGAAGACCTTATAGCTGACCCAAAGGCACAGCTTGACCGTATACACGCCTTCTTGGGCTTAGAAGACTTTGACTACGACTTTACAAATATTGACGGTACAAGTGTCCAAGAAGACGATGAAGAAATACATGGCTATGCGGGTATGCACGACATTCAGCCTGTGCTTGCTAAACAACACAGCGAAGACCCACGGGCCGTTTTAAAGCATCATTATAGCACTTTTTGCCAACCAGAATTTTGGTTAGAAAACCCGCGCACCACTCCTGAGTTGCATGATTTAGACCTTCAGCTAACCGCTTCTAGGATGGGCAACTTTGCAGAGGGTTGGCAGTTAGCCCAGAAAATTGAAAAAGATGAACCAAACAACCATCGCGCAGCTTTTAATCGCGGATGGTATGTGCTGCGTCAAGGCAAGATTCAGGAAGGCTATCAACTGATGGATCGTGGTCGCATAGTCGGTGTCTTTGGAAACTCCCCGCTTAACTCCCCGTTGTGGGATGGAAAGTCCAAGGGCGTTGTTTTGCTTAATTTAGAAGGTGGATTAGGTGACCAGATACACCAAGTACGCTATGCCAAGCACATTGCTGCTAGGGGCTGTAAAGTTATTGTCGCTTGCTCTGGCCCTTTGGCAACTTTATTTACAGATGTAGAGGGCGTAAGCGCGGTTGTCCAGCACGAGTCTTGTCAGGGTGTTTATCATGACTTTTATGTGCAAGGCATGTCATCTGTTGTGCCACTTGGGTTTGAGTTAGAAGACTTAACAGGCGAACCCTACATTACTAAGCCTAAAACTATTAAAGGGTTTCGGAAGCGTATTGGTCTGCGATGGCAAGGACAGATGGCGTTTGAAGATGAACATCAGAAAAAATTTCCTTACCAATTAATGTTTGATGCTTTAAAAGATATCGATGCGGATTTTATTTCCTTACAACGCGATGAAGGTGCGGAGGCTTGCCCACGTTGGGTTAAACAGGTTCCACTCGATTCTTGGGAGGACACTCGACAGGCTACGGCCTCGTGTGATTTGGTCATATCTTCTTGTACTTCAGTTAGTCATTTAGCGGCTGCTATGGGTGTTGAGACTTGGACGGTTATTCCTGTCATGCCTTACTTTCTGTACGCGCAAGAGGGCGATACGTGTCCTTACTACGATACAATGAAACTACTTAGGCAAGAATCCTTTGGTGATTGGGAAGCCCCATTTAATAAAATTAAAGAGCGCCTTGGTGAGAAAAAGGCATTGCGGAGAGTCAAATGAGTGGAAAGTGGCCCGGTGGTTTTATCAACAAAACAGCCCCAACTGTTGTTGGCCCTACTGGTGGCGAGGGAGGTTCTGCGTCAGGCATATGGACTTTAGATCAAGTAGCCGATTACGAGAGTAAGGGTCTGTGGCCTAAGGGTACTCTTGATAGAGAGCTTTTTTCGTGGGGTCAAAACTCTACTGGTCAATTAGGCGATGGCACTACTACCAATCGTAGTTCACCAGTACAGATTGGCGCACTTACCAACTGGGAACTTACATGGGTGGGGGGAAATTTCAGTGGGGGCATTAAAACAGACGGTACACTTTGGACGTGGGGCGACGGCGGGAGTGGTAGATTAGGTTTGGGTAATACCACTGATTACTCATCTCCAGTCCAAGTCGGCGCACTTACAACTTGGAATACAGCGGCATCTGGGCTGGCTCACACAGCAGCTATTAAAACCGATGGTACTTTGTGGGCTTGGGGACTTGGCAATAGTGGGGCGCTGGCCCAAGGTAATACCACTAGCTACTCATCTCCCGTACAGGTAGGGTCAGAAACTTATTGGGAAAAAGTTTCTTGCGGGTTTCAATTTACTTTAGCTATCACCACCGCAGGAAAACTTTACGCTTGGGGATACAATGCGTTTGGCTATCTCGGTCAAGGTAATACCACCAATACTTCCTCTCCCGTACAGGTAGGTGCATTGACTACTTGGGCAGACCTTTCTTGCGGTTTCCTTAACACTCTAGCCACCACTACCGACGGCAAACTTTATGCTTGGGGATATGGCAATGACGGTCAATTAGGCCAAGGTAATACCACTAGCTACTCATCTCCCGTACAGGTAGGTGCATTGACTACGTGGTTGGCAATTTCCGGTGGGTATAGGTCTTCTCTCGCAACAAAAAGCGATGGCACACTTTGGTCTTGGGGGAAAAACGATAAGGGCCAATTAGGAGTAGGTAATACCACTAATTACTCTTCTCCGGTACAGATAGGGGGGCTTACTACGTGGAATAAAATCGGGGGTAGCCAAGACCATAAAGCAGCTACAACTACGAGCAATGCACTGTATATATGGGGTAATAACGCTCAAGGTCAATTAGGCGATGGCACTACTACCAATCGTAGTTCTCCGGTACAGGTAGGCTCTCTTACGGATTGGGACGTACTAGGAAGAGGCTGTAGTGGCAAACACACTAATGTTATCTTTAAGTCATAAAATTATTAATATAAGGAGACACTCATGTCTTTATTTGTACAAGTCGTAAATGAAGAAGTAAAACAAGTTTGGGACACGCAGCCTCCTGCGGGGGAAGCGGGTTGGAAATCAGCGGTTGAGGTAAAACCAGACTTAACAGCAGACCGTCAAGTCTATGACGGGCATACCTTTGATATCTCAGTAGACCCCGTGCAGATTGTTTATGCCGTTAGAGACATCACGGTGGATGAGCGTAAGGGAAGTTTAATATCACAGGCTCAAGCCACCTATCGACAAGCTGTGCAAGCAGAAATGAACAAAGAGATAGACGAATTTCCTAGCACTCAGTACGACGCTGCGGCAGTGGCTGCGGCACAAGACACGTATGAAGCGAGAGTCACGGCTGTTAATGCGGCTACAACTCACGATGAAGTCGATGCGTTATGAAAAAGTGTGTGACCTTACTGACAGGATTGCCAGATAGCGGCAAAACAACTTTAGCTAAGAAGTTAGTTAAAAAGTACGGCGGGTCACATGTCAACGCTGATGAAGTCAGAGCAGCAGCAAATGACTGGGACTTTTCTACCGAGGGACGCAGACGACAGTTTGAGCGTATGAGAGCGTCTACAGAGGGTAAAGAGGGCTTTGTCTTTTTGGATTTTGTTTGTCCCGTAAACGAGTGGCGTGACGAGATGGGTGCAGACTTTATTGTCTGGATGGACACCATTCAAATATCTAAATATGGAGATACCAATAAAGTTTTTGAGCGTCCTGTTAATTACGACGTGCGAATAAAAAAGTTTAATGATGAGGATGAAAAAGTAGAACAGTTTTTAGATTTTTTCATTGCAGTCCAGACAGAGCTAAGTCGAACTAAAACTTTGTAAAGATGAACAATGAATATTTATATTTTGGTTTTGATTATCGGAGGAATTGCCGCAGTATCTGATTGTGCTGATGGCGGCTTGTGTTTCCAAGAAAAAACTACCTGTGAGATATTCGCACAAAGAATAATTCTCAACTCGGTAGACACGAACATAACCGCTATGTGCAAAAGGATCGAGA